CCCGCGCACTGGTTGGAGATGAGATAGAGCAACTCATTAAATCAATTCCGCCATGGAAAAGAATGGTCGAGCCGGTCACTGCCACATTTCAACATTGGTCAGAAGAAAATGGCGGAACGCTGATGTTCGGTTATGAACTAAATATAAGCAACGAAGGCGTGTCTATGTCGATTGATTCGGTAACCATCAAAGCGCAAAAGCTGAACCAAATGACGCGATCGGTTGCTAGATTGTATGAGATTGATGAGTGGCCGGGATTGCAGAATACATAAGGAATGCACCATGACAGAACAAGAATTTATTTCTCACTGGGTCGGCACACCATGGCTTGAGCGCGGAAACAGCAAGCAAGGAATAGACTGCTGGGCGCTGGTTGTGCGTTATTACAAAGACGTATTGAATATAAATCTTTGTAACGAGTACCCGCCAAACTTTCTGCAAGGGTATCTAGAGGAGGTGCAATATTGGGAACCAACAGGAGCTAGACAAGGCGTCGCATTTATGTGCTTTGACAAGCTAACACATGAACCGTGTCATGTTGGTGTTGTTGTCGGGAATGGAAAATTTATTCTTCACTGCAAGAACAACACCGCCCATGGTGCTACACGGTGCGACCGACTCGCTGCTATGTTAAAATTGTATCCAGACATGCAATTTTATGAGTATATCGGATGACAAGCACCGCGCTAGTTGAGCACATGAAAAGCAAAGGTAAAGCGCTGTTAATTATTGATGGCATTGCACGACAAAAGCGCCATGAAATCAGCACGACAAAAACATGGGTTGAGCAAGTAATCGCGCAAGCTGGTCAGTTCGACCCAAAATTTACAGAGCTTTATTTCAACGGCAAGAAAATCAGCAATGACGATTTTTTGTTTGATGCTTATCCGAAAGATGGTGATGCGTTAGTCATTAAGATTAGACCTCAGCTTGAAGGGGCGCTTCTTTATGCAGCCATAGCCGCTGTAGCTGTTGCCGCATCAGTTGCAGTAATGATGCTAACCAAAAAAAGTCTATCATCAACAAGCGGAACTCAATCACCAAACTCTAGCTTTACAGGGCAAACTAACGCAGCTCGCCTTTACGAGCAACGCCCCGATATTTACGGCATTGTTCGGGCATATCCAGACATAATTTCTGAGGCGGTTGAAGAATATAACACCAATAACCGAAAGGTGTTGACGCACTATTTAAACGTCGGGCTTGGATACTATGAGCTAACAAAACCACGATACTCTGACAGTAACGTCTCCAACTTCGCAAACTCTGAATATACGTTTTATCAAGCCGGTGAAACAATTCCTCTTATCTATGAGCAATATTCATTCAGCGAAATTGACTCGGCAGGTCAGGAATTACTTGGTCAAAATGAGATTGCTTACGTAACCGGAGACCCGTTTTATACAGCTATACCGGTGTCTACTACGTCAAACGTAACACTGCAAACCTTCACGGTTGTTTATGCAAACCCTACGGTAGGCGTTCCGCCATTGAGCGGTGGCGGCGGGCAACTAGGAGCATGGTGGTTAACTAGAGATACTTTAACGAACCAGCTTTCTGGTATTGCGATTAAATATACCTACAATAGAGAAGTTAGAACACAAACCGGGGTTGATGTTAGCGGTAATCCAATATACACATACGTTTCAACGGCAACTGAATACACCAGCCAATCAAACACGATTGAATATGATTCACTGTTAGACCAATTTACGGTAACTGCAACTTCATTCACTGGTCTGCATACTGATAGATATTACGTTGGCGCTGTTGGTATGTATCAGATTGAATCAACGTATGCGGGATGGTACACGTCAAATGTAAGCGGCACAGAGCTGTGGTTCAATTTTGTTTTCCAGCAAGGGCTGAAAGGTACAGCTAATATAGCGATTGAGTATTCAACTTGTGATAGTGACGGAGTGCCAATTGGTTCAACAGTAACTGCTAATGTTTCATACACGAAGGATACGTTCGACGATTGGTCATTTACACACAAAATAACCGGACTTGCTGATTCATATTATCGCGTAAGACTAAAGCGCACAAACAATGCAAGTACTGATGCATCATCACCAAATATGGTGAAAGTTGAAAAAATATCAGCGATGATCAAGCGAGTTAATGTTGTCCATACTGGCGATACCATTTGGACAATAAAGACAACAGCTAACAGCCAAACCGCTGGCACAGAAATGAAATTCAATGTCATGGCTAGCCGTAAAATGATTTGGTGGGATGGCTCAACGGTGCGCGGGTGGAATGCGACAACCAAAACAGAAATACCATCCGACATGCGAGCAAGTCAATTTTGTGCCGATGCAATATTACACAACTGGATTGTTATGGGCGGAAACATAGTAGACGGCATCGATGTAGAAGGTCTTTATGAAATCCACGATGCACTTTACGCACAGAATCCAGAGCTAGTTCGCTGCTCAGTGACATTTGACGACAAAGACCAGTCGTTGGGTGACCGTATCGTTACCATTGCGAACCTGATGCGGTGCGAAACATCATTTGACGGTGACAAGTATTACTTTGTGCGTGACGAGCCGCGTTCAGTTGTTGTTGCTCAGTTTGATGGGAACAACATCGCGTCAGATGGTTTTAGTCACACTCACAGCTTCTTGGTTGCCGACCAAGTTACAGGTATCAAGTTGCAGTGGGTTGATGTTGAAGCTAAAAACAAAAAACGTTACATATATTTAACATTGGATGATAATGGCAACATCATTGAAGGCCAGTCAACGCACCCGAACGAAATAGAGTTCACTGGATGTTGCAATTCAACGCAAGCATATGACCGCGCATATTACGAAATGCGCCGATTAATTTATCGCAACCTAACCGTGCAATTCGACACCTTTAATGAAGGGTTTATTCCTCGACATGGTAGTTTGGTTCGCTACGTTGACTACGCAAATGAATACATGTTCAATGGCGAGATAATAGCGATAACCATCAATAATGACGGATCCGTGACTTACACGACAAGCGCAGTGATAGATCTTGAAGATGGTGTTACATATTCAGCTATTTGCAACAATTCATCAGGCGCCGCAGATAAAGACGGATGGGAAACGGTTACGGCATGGACTCGCAATTCATTCACGGTTTCTGCGCCGCTCGATGGTGCATTTATCGCAAATGGTGATGATGTTCGTATCGGGTCAAGATACATCATTAGCAAGCTAGTTGAAAAATCAGCAAATCTATTCCTGATGACAAAGAAAGAACCAAACTCAGATGGAACAATTAACATTGAGCTGCAAAATTATGACGAGCGCGTATATCCATAGTGCCGTGATATAATGCTGTTAAATCAATAAAGAGGCTTCAATATGTACGAAACAGGAAATCCAGTGCCGTCCAATAAGTTAGAGGACTTGGCAGATGACGGGCTTACTTTGGATGAGCTAGTTGTTAAAACAGAAGGAACAACAACCGACCGACTAGGCAGAACACGCAGAGTATTTCAGCAAATTTTAATGGATATGGGTTTTCAGCCATTATCTGGCTCATTCCAAACTGGCGCAACAGTCACAGCAAGAAATCAGGCGCTATATGATGAAGTATCGCATGTGTTTTACGCGTGGGGTGGTACTCTACCAAAGGTTGTGCTAGCGGGCTCAACTCCTGCAACAGCTGGTGGGATTGGCGCTGGTGCGTGGTCTGATAAGACTGATTTGACGCTTAGAAGTGAGATTGGGTCTTATGGATTATTTGTAATAGAAAAATCGTTAGGTATAGACCCAGGAAAATTACACTTGTGGGTGGAGGGTGCTACATCTTTAGCAACTGAATACTATCTGTATACTCCAAACGGGAAGATATACACAGGTTACGCGGGGGTTATGCCGAGCGTACCAACAACCACTTGGTTCCGCTGTATCCCATTCGGTAATTCGCTCTTACGGCAGGCGTTGGGATCATACACTGGTATTGTGTCAGACCCATCAAAATGGTCAGATGATGATGGAACTCGCTTATATATAATGCCCACAGACGTTGTAACTACTGGCACGGGCGGGGCTTTGAAAATATTCGGGGACCCATACCATATAGACGATCAGAATTATCGAGATCTTGGAATTTACTTTAGCCAAAATCAAAGTGGTGAATCCGGTAATTATGGCAATGGTGTATTTTGGATAAACAGCAAAACCAACGGTAGTTATGCGGGGTCTAATCCGCCGATCGGTTTCTCATTTCAAGATGGGACCTACAGAGCCGGTTATTATGTCCTTGCTCCTCATGCAACTCTTGGTAAGTACACTATACATGTGGTTGGCTATTCCCACTCCGAAGCTGTCAATTCAGGACGAAGAACGCGACAGTTTATAAACGGCGATACCGTCTTCCAAGGCAGGACTGCACTGTCAGGTTCGGCTGTTGAGGGCATCCGTTGGAAAAATTCAGGTGGAACCTATGGCAATATCTTCGGATTCAGTGCTGTCGATAACGCCGCGTACTTAGGCTCAACAACTAACCCCGATGATGCAACCGGGGCCTCAGATAACTTGGTTAGACAAGTCAAGCAATACTCTGATTTAACTTTGGATAACGCCGGTAACTATGCAACTGGATATGTGTATGACTCCACAAATCACATACAGCGCAGAGTGGGGGCTCAAGGCTTAACTCAAGATGCTGTTTCTTCTGGTACAACTATAGACGTATCTCGTAAAAATGCTGTGAAGTTATCACACGCATCAGCTACTAATGTCACCGGTTTTACATCTATGAAAGAGGGACAGGAAGTTACGCTGATTTTTGATACCGCTTTAGTGACACTGGTTCACTCATCTACTTTTATTATGAAAGGAAATGCCAATATAACTCCGGCGGCAAATGATGTGATTAAATTATTCGTCGCGACTACGGGTGGTATAATGAGAGCCATTCAAATTGAATAATAATAAAGCCCCATTACGGGGCTTTTTCTTTATATCGATTAATTTCTTTTTTCTGCCACTCGATTATTTTATCTGAATCACCATTCGCTTTTTTAATCTCAGACCTAAGCGCTGGAACTAACTCATCAACGCACGAACCAAACTTTAAATCACTGGATTCAATCTGATTTGGTCTTGGCAGCATCGACGCCGGAACTGTTACCACTTTTACTTTTGTCATCGTTAGCGTGACAGGCTGAGTTTGATGGCTGCATGATGCAGATAGCATCAACAGCATCAGCAGGAATAGTTTGGTCATAGCACGGGAGTCCTTTTATTTGATTCTTGATTGCGTATTTTGTCTTTTGCAGTTCATCTGCAATATCGTCATGCATCTCTTTGATTGCTTGCTGTGTATCGTCAATGCTTTGCTGTGTTTCAGCTTGCTTTGATATTGTTTCGTTTAGTGATGCGTTTTTGTTTTGTGCATCAATTAGTGATTGCTCAAGTTTTGTATTGTCTTCTTTGAGTTGTTGGTTGTCTGAATACAACATTTTCGAACCAGCAGTAAGCAGAATAAATGCTATAACGAAAGCAAAGTAAATGTATTTACTCATGATTTATCACCTTGAGATTTTACTCGTGCAACCATTATCAAAAAGAAAACAACGCCATATAACCATCTCGGCATTGTTTCTCCAAATTTCTCATCTACACATGTTAATGCTATACCAATTGCGGCTGCGTGCATCGTGTACCACTTGTAACACTGCTTCCAGTCGTCAAGTAAGTGTGCGCTGAACCAGTTTTTTAGTTTTTCAAACATAAATCAGACTCCGCTTTTGCTCTACGAACAAGACCAAGTAAAACCGTTTTACCTGCATAAATGTATTTCAGCATTGATTTGCATGAATTAACTTTATCACCGGCGTTGGCATATTTAAGCACGGATGAACGCTTAAATGTGCCGCACCCTTTGTTAAATGCAAATGACGTGTACGCATCAAATTGACCTTGCGTGACACCCGCCTTAACATTTTCAATGACGCACGTCTCAGCCTCTTTAATGTCAGAAACCCACAGCTTAGCTATTTCCTCATTGGTATATGTTTTATTTAACTCGATATCAGAACCGGTATGTCCAACGCCAACAGTTAAAACCTTAGCAGGACAGTAATAGCTTTCAGATTGGCATGACTCGAAATCACCAATAAGCCGCAAACCATCTTTTGATGTGTGCAGCTCTTTACTGTGATTTGATATCACTATGGCGATGATTGCAGATATTGAACATGCGGCAATGGTTTTCTTTCTCTTAACCGACATCACTCAATCTCCACAAGGTCAATGCTATAAGGCTCGGTATCAATATAAACAAAAGCAGAGTCAGCGCCAGTGATAACTCCGCGCTTTGGCGCTTCTTTCGTAATGCGAAAACGCGGCATCGTGAATGCCACTTCTTCACCAATTAGTGATTTAAAGAACGTTTGCTTGTCCATTAGTATACACCCCAGTCTTCTTCGTTAAATTTATGCCTACTAATTCCCCATAAAAAAGAGCGCTATAAACCGCGCTCTAACCAAAATTGCATCAAGCGAAAATAGTTGTAGGCTTCTGTGCCATCTATCGCTTGTTGCTGCATACGCTCGCACCATTGGCTATACATCAAATCCGCACTCCTTTAGCATTCTGATAGCGGTATTATAACAGCCATTGCAAAACAAGTCGGCGTATTGTTGTATTGCACATTCTACACGCTGCATTGTTGTTGCCTCATGCCAATGGTCATCATGCGATGCGGCATGGTGAACGAAGTTTTAGGTATGCGCACTTTTGATGCGTCACGATATTTAGTTAATACTTGTAGATTGCTTTTTGGTGGACGATTACGCACTGGAATACCCTGCAGGCGAAGGTACTTATTAATTGTCGGCGCTGTCATGTGGTACTTATCGACGATATCTTCCATTTTCACACCGT